GATTGTTACATCTAGCGGGGGGAAAGAGAAAGGGCGTAATAGTTCGCGGAATATTGTCTGATCGGCATCAAAAGGGGCGGATATTCGGATAGTGTCTACTGCGTCCATGGACTGGGTTAACTGCATGTTTTCCCAGAACCGAAAGCGAGTTCCATCTATCGATATGGCCACTTCATTAATATTTGAAGATACTGCGGACTGTGCGACGTCCTGCGGGGCGTTAGGTAAAACCGGTATGATTAGCGACGTGCCGGGGGTTAGTGGCTCCTGTGCGCCAGGGTTGGCTCTGGCTATGCGACTTGCTTCTACCTCCGTGCCGTAGTTCTTACGGGATATGGAATCAAAAGTATCGCCAGCAATGACGTTATATATAGAAGACAATTTCACGCCCCCTCGGAATCTCGATCATTTCAGACCCGCTAAGGTCGTTACTGTCAATAAAGAAATCTAATTGCGCATCTACTTCCCCATATAACTCTGCGGTTAAATCAATCATGGTCCGTGGGTGCTGAAGGGTAAACCGACGCTCCTGCTTTAAGCTAAAGGATATCTCGACTAGCAGCCCTGCCGCCAGCGCAACAGCTTCCTGCAAGCGTTGGTACGAGCCCCCTGTGTCTATTTCTAGTAGGGCGCTGAAGTTGGCTTCGCGCCAGGCTTGCACGTTATTAAATTGCGTTAATATTACCTCAGCGGCGGATAGCGCGGCTGTCTTGGTCTGAAAGGATGTATTTACCACTGAAACTATAGAGCCGGTAACATACCCGGAGGCGAATAGGTCGTCAGTATGAAAAGCATTAGAAACACGCACATCGGCGCTGCTCTCTGCGATGGCGTCCTCCCCTGAAATAATGGACGTTGCCAAATTGCCGTAGGCATCAAGGCGCGCCTGTATGCTGGACAGCGCCCGCGCAGGAGCCTGTATTAAAAGCGATGTTTGAAATGCTAACGTTAAAGGGTCCCGAACCAGCACGTTAATGCCTTGGGTAACAGAATCGACAATAGCGTCGAATTGCTGCCGGACGTCGTCCTGTTCATTAGCTATGGCCTGCAGTCCACTTTCCGCCGCGCCCACTAGAGCCAGGTATTCGTTCCGGAATGTAGCAGTCTGCACGGCACTGGTTAGCGTGGTTAGACCCTCGAAGTCTTCAGCTGCGGCGGTGTTGTATGCCGAGACAGCGGATAAGACTTCGCTGGCAGGATCTGCCAGACTGGCAGGGAATACTAAGTTAATTGTTTCCCAAAATGTCAATTCAAACACCGCTTGGTTAGCGGCTGTCTTTAGGTCGTCACGCTGGGTTATGGTGCCAAAGGGCACTACGTCTAGCTGGCCGTATGCGGGGTGTTCTAGGCGGCCCACGCCGTTCTCCAGTAGTGCGGCATCAAATGCCGCCGCCTCTAGGTCGTAGTCGTCCCCCCAGAAAAATATCCTCAATGGGAGCCTGCGCCCTGACCGTCCGTTCTGTTGGACAAACGTCCCGTCGGCATCTGGGAAAGTAAAGCCGGTTGTTTTCTTGTCAACTTCCCGCCGCACGTCTTCGAAATCGAAGGTTAGGCGTGTGCCGTTAGGGGAGGTATACGCGGCCTCTCTTAATCTTTGCTGCCATGGCATCAGAAAGCCCCCGAATTTATAATTTGTACGCCCCGGCCCAGCGTTCCGCCTGTCTGTTCCGCCCGTCCAGTATCGTCCCGGATAGTAACCTCTGCGGTGCTGGTCTCGCGGCTCTCTTCAATTGTACGGGCTGTCCGCTCCTGTGGGCTAACCATCTGGCCGGGTAGACGGTCCGCACGCTCTTCCTCCGCGCCAACCATCGGCTCCGGCAGACGGTCTGCTAGCTCTCCCGCCGCGCCAAATGAAAACGCATCCGCAACAGCCCCCCCGATACCGGATATAAATTTAATAGCGTCACCTACTTTCCCGAGTATGTTCTCAATAAAGGCAACGCCGTTACTAAAAATGCCCGCAATGTCTGTCCAAAGGTCAGAGAAGAAAGCCTTTAGTGGTTCCCAGTTATCTTTTATAGCCCCAATTGCGTCGCCTACTTTTCCAAGTATGTTTTCAATAAATGCAACACCGTCATTAAAAATACCTGCAATATCTGTCCAGAGGTCAGAAAAGAAAGTCTTTAGAGGTTCCCAGTTATCTTTTATTAATTTAATAATCTTAATCAATAGGCCGAGGGGGGCTAGCACAAACTGTATGATGCCCGGCAGTTTATCGAATCTGTCTGCGACGTCGTCTATCCAAACCACAAGGGCTGCAAATGCCGCGATAACAGCGACAATAGCCAATACAATTAAGGTAATAGGGTTGGCAGCCATAACGAGGTTTACGGCTGTCATCACGCCGATAATAGTATTAAGTACCAGGGACAGACTAACAAATGCCGCTGCAGCCGTAAGAATCAACGTCCCGTTGCGCTCTAGAAAAGCAGAGAATCGGCGAAGTATGGCTAGGCCCTCCTCAAGTCTTTCGGCTAAATTATATTTCTCATTGAATTCAATAACGGCATTTATTAAATCTTTAATACGTGTTTTTAAATTTTCAACAAAAGCAAATACTTTAGATTTTATTAAATCCTTGTTCGCTATGGTCCATTCTCGCCAAGCCCGAACTGTTTCGGTAATAGTCGGTAGCATTGGCAGTAGAATGTTTTGCAGTAGCCCCAATAATGATTTTTGCAGACTATTAGTAGCATCATTATATGCCTCTGCGGCTTCGGCCTGTTCCTGGGTTATAAGACCATTCTGTCTTTGTTCTAAACGTAATTTTTTAATAGCGTCCGCACTATTGTCCGCGATGTTCACAAGCTCTAGACCTGCACGACTAAAAGCAGCATTAGCCAGTGCTGCTTTTTCCGTAGCACTATCGGCCCCCCGTATAGCTTTGATATAGATATCGAAGGCGCTGGCTATACTGTCAGCCTGGTTTAATTGTTTGAGAAGTTGCGGATTTAGTTTTTTAAGACCCGTAACAAGCGGCCCCGTTCCGTTAGCCGCTTCGCCTAAGCGTTTAGAGAATGCCCCGAGGGATTTATCTAATAGTTCGGTGCTAACCCCGCTCTGCTCTGAAACAAACTTCCATTCTTGCAATTCTTCAATGGGAAATTGGAGGCGTCGGGATTGTTTAGCGAGTTTGTCGGCAGCGTCTGCAATTCGATTAATGGCTGTAACAACGGCAACACCGGCGGCCGCCAGAATGGCCCCGCCGAATTTAGCTGCAAGAGCGGCGCCACGTCGAAGACCCCCCGTAAATTTATTTAACGCCCGGTTAGCATTCCGGAGTCCACGGGTGAGGCCCCGGGTGAATTTACCGACACGGTTCTGCATACGGGAGACGGGGGCGGTTATTCGGTCTACCGCTTTGAAAACTGCTTCTACCGAAAAACGCCCCGCCATGGTCTGCCCTCTATTTGGGTTTGGTGTGCTCTTTCAGTTCTTCCCGTACGCCCTCGTAGAAAAACCGTATTTCTGTAGCCGTTAACTTCTTGGCGTCTGGTAGCCCGGAATAGTCCCTACACACCTGCCGCAACATTTCAGAGTAAACCGCCGGGAACGTGTGCGCCCCCTTAGGTAGAAAATAGTCTGAACCGCCACGGACTAACGGCGTGCGGACTAGTCCATCAAAAAAGCGAACAACGCCTCACATACCTTGCCGTCTGATCCCGCTAGGCCCGCGAAGACACTGGGGTGGACCTTGCACATATCAGCCAATACTGCGTAAGTCTTAGCGACATCGTGGCCTTTCTTCTTGCCGTCCATCGCCATTAACGCCGCGCCTGTGCGCTCATGAAACACAATGGCATCCTGGTGCTTGGAGCGTTTGTTTTGCGGCGTGTACTCCGCCTCGCCACCCTCATTAATGACAAGCGCCCCGCGTTGGACTGCCCGTAGGATACGTGTCTTTTGGCGTTTAAAGGCGGTTAAGTCTTCCGCGTCCATGTCAGCCGGGTCGAGCATTAAATCCATTTCGTCGGCCCACCGTTCAAATTCTGCTTCCGCTACCTCTAACGCTACTTTAGATTCTTTCATTTAGTTTTGCCCCTACTTTTTATAAACGGTAAATGGGTGTCTTTTGGCGTAATCCAATGCTTTGCGCTGTTCTTCTGCCATTCGACGGAAACAAGTATTAAAAGTCTTATTCACTTCGATATACAGGCAAGCTGCGGGCGCGTCAATATTCGCAATGTTCTCGCTTTTCGCTTCCAACTCTGATGCCAGTTGTTCTAACAGCTCTTCAAGTTTCCAGCCGTTTGGGTTACTGGACGTCAGTAGTACAGGTGTTCGTTTCATAGTGTGCCCCACTAAAATTAGGTGCCGCGCCCCGGAAAACCGGCAAGGGAGTAGGGCAACCCCACGCGACATTATGCCCTATTGCTGTTGAACAAGTTTACCTGGGCCCATTAGTGAAATAGGCGCCGTAGCACTCTGGCTACTTGCCTGTGTCTCACCTACAAGTTGTGCAGTGCCCTGGTACGTTAGACCGGATGCATAGGTGATAGATAGTGCCACAAAGTCGTTGCTGTCGCTAAGGTCCTGCAAGAATTCATGGTCGCCCCGACTGTCGTCGATTTCCACTACAACGCCATCCAACGCCAATGGAATACGCGTTTTAATAATACGCGCGGTACCGTTACCATTAGCGAGGACCTCATTCTCGAAGCCCCCTAATTTACGTTGTGCCTCTGCGTCGGCGGCTACTGCAAACTCGCGCCCGTCGAGGGTTAAACTCTCAATACTTCCGCCTACTGCTGGCATAATATTTTACTCCTGTCTCTTAAGCTACGATTGTAGACGAACCGAAGAAGAAACCAAAATTCAAATCGATTGATTTAATATTCGTGTTTCCGCTTAGTTGCACGGTAGTAACCAAGTTCAACCGCTTAGGGTTGCCGCTGTCTATCTCCGCAAAGGTGTTGGCTTTAGCGGTTGCCGGGTCGCTGATAATCGCTTCCAGGCCCAGACTATCCAGCATGGCGCTAACTTCAGCCACTGCCATGCGGGGCTTTTTAGCCGCGCGGTTGGTAGTGGGGTCTGCGTCTGGGATTAATGGCGCGCCGTCCCATTCGGGTGTTGCAAAAATTAAATCAAGATTGAATATGATATTTTGCAGCTTAACGATATCTACCACAAAACGATACGCCGGGATCGGGTCGCCCGTAGGGTGGAAGAACGTCACCACGTCGGAGATATTAACAACCCCGTCCAATACTTCGATTGTAGAGCTTCCGGCCTTTACTGCCTGGTCGCGCTCGGGATATGTCCATTGGTTACCATCGGGGCCTGGTCCCAACCCGGTAGCTGCTTGGCGACCATAATCATGTGGTGGGTTGTTATTAGCCAGTTTGATAATGCGGGCCAACTGTCGGGCCGCTACAACGAAAGGTAGGTTATTAGAAGCCGGCGCCACAAGCTGGGCGTTCGTCCGATCTGTCTTGCGTGCATCCGATACAACAGTAGCCGCCGCTACCGCCGTGGCCGTGTTGCCTGTAAATACCACTGTAGGCTTGCGCACCAGTGCACCCCACCGGCCTTCACCAAACACATCGTATTTACCCAGTGTGACAGTATCCCCGATTTCGAAACAATTAAGAAACATTGTTTCCCACACATCGCCAACTTGAGCCAACGCAGCGTCAATATTGGGGTTAATTAGACCACCAGTGTGCTGTGTAGTAGCAAAGGTAATGCCTGTATCCGTAGGGCCTATAACTTCGAGGAAAATATCGTTAGCGCTAACGCCTTTCCATTTCGAAGTAGTATCGATACGGTCTGGCGTAGTTGCAGCCGCCGAAGTAATCGGCAAATCAAGCACGGCAGCCACGGCAACATCCATAGCTGCAGTAATGTCCGCCAGAGAGTCACCGACCGAAACGACAAACGACGCTGAATCGATCTCATTAACACGGATAGTAAATGACCCGGCTTTAGTAACGGTTCCTGTGGGGGCAATATCGCCGGTTGAAGCTACGCCACTGCCGTCATCAACTAGCGGGTAGAAAGTAGCCGGAATAGTTCCAATACCATCGCCATTAACCGGGAAAAGTTGCAAAGCGGCCAGGTGCAACGGAGAACCGAAGCCATAGTCAGCCGCTACCGATGCGGCACTGGTATGTTGTTTTTTGGTAGTTGAGAAGGTTGAAGCCGTGGCGCCCTGCCCGACAACCGCCACACGTTGCGGTAGGAGCAGAATACTGCCGGCCCGGAGGTCCTTGAAAATCGTTTGAATGCCTAGAACGCGGGCTACCGCCGATGCGTCTACTGCAGTACTTATAGCCATGTTGGTGTCTCCTGTGGCTTATAGTGGGTATGAATAGTCCGCTTCGAGGACTATCTCCCCGTCTTCGGCTCGCTTCACGTCTACCGAAAGTAACTCTAACGTTTCTTCGGCAACCTCTGGGTTAAACTCGTTATATTCTACACTCAAAGCAATGCGCGCGCCTACTACCTGCTGTACTGTGCGGCTTTCTTGCTGTGGTTGGAAAATTGTTATTGACTGTGGCCAACGTGTCCAAACGAGGCCCTGCAGTTGTAGGTACTTATTTTCAGCCGCCATTAAGATGTTACGGGTTAGACGTACTGCCCTCTGTACCTCAAAGGACGCTTCTTGGTCCCCGGGAGTGTGCCCGCCTGCAGGAATGTCCGCACTCACGCCATAGCCGTAGCAATCGATGTTATACACTGTGTCTGCTTTCTGCCGCTCGATTGAGTTGCTAGATTTCTTGTCATAGTTGGTGTTGTCAACCCACACATTAACTAAGGGGGTTTTATCCGCGACGGGGGCGTTTAAAAACTGTTCCCACGGGTTAGAGCGTTCGGTAAATACGCGCAGCTTCCACAAGTCTGGGTCTTTAGCTGCCAGGACTGCCAGCGCCATTTGGTTGGCCACCTCTGTAACAAGAATGGCGGCTATCTGGTCCCGTATGACTTCCGAATTATCTTGCTTATCTATCAGCGTTGGGATTGTCATTCGTACAGTTCCAACAGAAGAGTAACAGAGCCTAGCATCCTGTCCGGGTTAGATTCTGAAACTTTGAATGTGAAGGCGTTTCCGTTTATGTCGTCAAAATCGACTAGCCACGGCTTTACGCTTGAATCTGCTACACCTACCGGTAGGCCGAGGCCTGCGGCGGTTAGCTCTGCGATATTTAATACTGCGGAAGCAAGGCGTCCCGACACGGCTTGTCCGGTGTCCGGGTCTATGGCCTGGCTGATATCGTCGGAGATACCTGTCAACGGCTTGGAGAGCCCCGAAGGGTCTGTAACGGTAATAGGGAAAGCCGCGCCTGTTGCAACATCTGCAAGGATAACGCGGTTATCTGCAGCAGCTAGCGCCCTGATGCCCATTTCTTACGCCTTTACGATGTGGCCGGATTCGATGAAAGCGCTCATAGCCTCACCGCCGCCCGCCAAATCTCGGGCGGAAATCTCGTCGCCATCCGCCAAAATACCGCGTTTTGTGGTAATCGCTTTACCTTGTCCGACGCAATACACGTCGACTTTTACTTCTGGCTGTGGCTCTGGCTGCTTCAATTCTTTAAGCAAAGCAACCAATTTCTTGTTACTGAGGCTGCCTGTTTTGGCCTCTGCGTCAAGCTCTTTGATTTCTGCGATTAACTCAGCATTACTCGGCATAGCTCTTTACCCCTACTTAATTAAGAAGGGCGCCCCGGAGGGCGCCGCTAAGCGTTAGCTTTAAAGCTGAGTATCCAAGGTGCCAAACGTATCGATGGCTGTCGGGATCATCAGAGGGCGAGCGCCTACGCCACCAAAGAGCTGTTCACCATCCTGGGATAGCCAGGCATTAGTAAACAGGTCCATGCCGCCGTTAGCGTTAGGGATACGCCCTGGTAGCTCTGGCAACAGTGTAATGGCTTGACCACCAACCAGCGCGCCGATATTCGGGATAGCCCCGAAGGTGGCGTCCAGTCGACTGGACGAAGAGCGCACAATAATCTTGCCTTTATCCACATACTGCGTTTTAGTGCCGGTTTGTGGGTCCTTAAAACGGCCGCCATACGTCCAAACGTCATAACGATAATTACCGATTTCAACAATACCCCGGAAGTTACCGCCATTGCCGCGCATTTCCATGGGCGAGATAGTGCCCAAATCAATGCGGCGGATATCAAAACGCGCCTGGATGGCAGCATCAGAGATAAAGTTCTCAAATGCATCAATGCCCATAATCAACTGATCCGGGTCAGACAGTCCGTCGTCTCGGATAACTTCAGCCAGGGAGTTAATGTCCGCAATTTTCTGCGCACCGGTAGCCGTAGCCCAAGAAACACCCGCAGTCGGAAAGTGTGTCGCTTTCGGCTTGTAGTCCAACGTATACAACGCAACACCGCCGCTATCCGTCAACGTCACAACACCAGTCTGCAGTACCTGCGAGGCCTGCAGCTCGATAGACCGGCGAATTTTCCGCTCAATCTTCGTCATGCCGTTGAACATTCGCGTAATGACGTTAGCCCGGAAGTCTGGCGACTCAAACGGGTTTTGGCCCGGCATCCGTTTAATCAAATCAAACGAATTCAGCGGCAATGCTTCCTTGTAGATAGGTGGCTTAAAGGCTTTGTTAGTGAACAGGTCCTCGGAATTCATCCGATAGCCGGTACTAAGATCTTGGATAACTACAGAGATATCCTCGTCGGAACGAACGATATCTATCTCCACCTCTTCTGAGGTGTGGAAGTTTTCCGGCGGGCTCTGGAAGAAGCCGGACAGAAACAGCGTAGGCGCTGCCATCTGATTGTATGCGCTAATCATGCGCGTTGTAGTTGTACCACTCATGGTAGGCGCTCCTTACTGGTTATCGAGGATGTTCAACTCTTGAACATC